ATGCGTGGTCCGTTGCCTGCACCGAACTGATGCAAGATAGACCATATAGGTATAGCTTCGGGTGTAGTCGGTAGTGATACACCGAACTTGGTCTTGAGCACTTCATGATTGCGCTGTAGATTGGCAGCAGCACGATCAATCATGATAGCGGGATTGAGTGCATCTTGATCACTGATGCCGTGTTCCTTGCGCAAGTCTGCAGTGAACTGAAACAAGCCGTACGCACTGCTCTTAGGGTTCTTGCCTACACTACGCCCACCGCCATTCTCCATGCCGTAGAGTGTCATCAGCATACCTTGTGGCAGACCGTACTCCTTCTCCTTCTGTGACATGTAACTAAGCCACTGCGGATCAATCGGCAGATACGCATCACGCTGCGGACGTTGGCGTGTGCGTCTAGATGTCTCATTAGGCAACGGTGACTTGACATTCATACCGCTCTTAGTCGGCGCGGGTGCAGTAGGTGCACGTGCCTGCGCAGAGAATGCCTCTGTGTCATCACCTGTGCGTGCAGAGAACTTATCAGGATTGGGGCCTATAGTTGGTTGCTGCGTAGCGCCTTTGAACTGATCACCGGGTGTAAGTGGTGCAACACTGCCAGGTATCATGCCAGGATTGAACACAGGTGGCCTAGCTGCAGGCGCTGCTGTAGTAGGTGCAGGAGTAGCAGGAGCAGGTAGACCTTGTGCACCCGGACCTAGTAGATTAGGACCACCAGCACCACCACTACGACCACCACCATACCTGTAATCTTCAAGATCATACGCATGTTGCTGACTGCGCTCTTGCATACCGATTGCATGTTGCTGCTGCAATCCAAGCATCTGCAAGCGCATCTGTTCATTGCGCTCTTGTTCCTCGCGCCGTGCTTGTAGTGACTTATACAGACGAAGCAGTGCTGCAGCATTTGCAGCATTCTGCCTAGCGTTGCGGCCTGTTTCGTCTTGTATACCTGACGGGATGACACGTGCCATTGATCACCTACTACCAACCGCCAAGATCGTGCTGACTGCTGATGTACATATCGTCGTAACCACCGCCACCACCTGTAGCACCGAAGCCTTGTACGCCACCTTGCTGCTGTTGCTGTTGCTGTCTACCACGACTACCACCACCACCTATACCGCTGAACGCTCCACCGAGTGCGGAGATGGCATTGCCGTAGCCGAAGTTAGGCGAGATGTAGTCAAGCTCACCGCCCTTCATAGCTGACATCTTAGTTGACAACTCGCCAGCTTGCATAGCTTGCTTAGTTGCATCACTCACTGTGCCCATTGCGTCAATGGTCTGAGGCTTGTAGTTCGTCTCTGGCAGTTGCTGCGCACGTGTAGCGAACAAGTTGTACAGATTAGCAAGTCTGTTCTGTCTCTCACCCGCACGCTTCTCACCTTCACCACGTGACATCAGCTTCGCTTGCAGTGCTGCATTGGCATACGCAGCATTGTCTGCACGCTGTAGACCTGTGGCTACGTCACCGAAGTTGCTGTTCTGACCAGTGCGCATCGCTTGTGTGAACACTCGACGACCAGCATCACCACTAGCTTCACGCAAGCCACCTGCTATAGCTTGATACAAGTCTGCTGCATAAGCGTCATCATCTACTGGCGCTTTGTTCATCAACTGCCGTCTGAACGTGTCAGCTAGTGCTTCTTCCTCTATCCCGCGTGTGTAGTTGCGCTTCATCACAGAGCGACGCATAGGCAAGTCTTCAGTCAGCACCTTGCGCTGCTCTGCGTCTTGTAGCTTCATCATCTCAAGTAGATCAGGCGCACCTGTTACAACCCAACCTTGACCGGGTACGAACTTAGTCCGCGTACCACGTATGTCAGTCGTGCCTAGCTTCTGCTCACCACGCAGCTTGTTGGACATAGCGATAGCTTCATTGCGCTCACGCTCACGCGCTTGCATGTTCGCAATGTTGATAGCCCAATTGGCTTGCGTAGCTTCGCGCTGTGCGTCGGCGTTCTCCATCGCACCGAGAAAGCCGAACACACCGCTAGCTATACCACCTATGCCGAAGTCCATCATCGCTCTATTCCTTAGAAGATGCCTTCGGTAGCCTTCACGTTCTCATTGGTCTTAGTAGCTTCATTCTTGAACGTGTCGAACAGCGCACTGCCTGTAGTAGTTGGCGTAGTCTGATTGCCAGCACGTGACGCAGCCTTGCCAATGAGTGAGTTGACATCAAAGAACTCACGACCACCAACAGCACCACGGATAGCACCTTCAAGCCCTGCACCACGTTCGTCTGCGTAGCTACGAATACGACCAGCTTCCTGATTGGGATCGTACGTAGTACCGAAGTCCCATGCAGCCGCGCTGTCGAGTGCACTCTGTCTGCGTGTACCGATGTCACCAACGATGTCAGACAGCACACCACCACCGATGTTCTGCAACTCACTGTTGGCAGTAGAGCGCGCAGTGCCAAGGTCTTTCAATGCTCTGTCGTAGACGATGTTGCTAGCCTGACCGCGATCACGTGCAGCTTGTAGATCGGCAGCAGCTTGGCCGTATTGATCCTCTAGAATGGCGTTCAAGATTGCGTCATCTGCAGTACTACCAAATCTGTCCTCTGCGTAGTAGGGATTGATCTGGCTCTCGAACGCAGTGCGGTACTTGTTGCGTTGACCACTACGCGCGCTGCCTAGTATCTCATCAAGGATGGTAGGAGCGAACGCACTTGAGTAGTCAGCGCCCGGTTGCAGGCTTGCGTTGGCAGTGTTGAGGCGATTGGTGAAGTCACTATATACACCGTATGGATCACCAGCTTCAATGCCCAACGACTTCAACCGATTAGTACCACCTGTCAACGCACCTGTGTATGCTGCACCCTTGCTAGAACTCCATGCAGCATCGCTTGCTTCCTTGTCAATGCGTTGCTGCTCCTTGAGTGCATCAGCGCGGCGTTGCTCACGTTCGTACTCTTGCTGTGCTTCCCAATCGCGTGCTTCAGCTAGCTCACGTGGGCTAGGTTGCGGAGGCGGTTGATAACCACCACCACCCTTAGTCTCTAACACGCGTTCGTTAGTAGGAGGCTTGCGCTTTGCTTTCTTCTGTACACTCTCGACGTGCGTAGCTACATGCGCAGCCACACGCGCCTCATTCTCACCAGCAGACTTACGCTTATTCAGCGCCCACTGTGCGATGTGTGGTGCGATCATTGTGAATGTCCTCATACTTCGGTGTGTTTGGTTTGTTGTTCGTCACTTTCACAGCGATGTAGCCTTGCTTCTTATAACCTAACTTATTCATCATCCTAAAGATGCGCTCTACTAACTCAGCATCAACATCATGTTCGACTTGTGTATAGATACGCTCAACACCGTGATTGTTAGCCCAACGCTCAAATTGTACCAGTAGTTCGATTGCTGCTCTAGTGCCTCTAACTCTAGGCAGCACGTACCACATCTCTTGTACAGCGTATAAACGATCGCTGTAGAAGCTAGGATGAATAGTGCCAGCGAAGTAGCCAACAGGTATATCTGCATCATCGTATACTACCCAGCAGTTGACCTGTTCACGTTGTCTGTCTAGTATGCAGTTGAAACATGCACGGCTAACAGCATCTCTTGAGAACTCACGACTACCGCCAAATTCGTCGTGATGATGTTGAGCTAACTCAGCAACATCAACAGCGTGCAACGGTGTGTGTAGTTCTTCGACTTTCATCTGCTAGTCCAAACACGCATCCGTTCTGATTGTAGTATTCCTCACGCGACCTGTGATATATGTGTCAGTGATACGCTTCTCTGTGTTGATCACACCACCACGGCACTTACGACTTACATCATCAACTACCCACCTACCGCCTGTTATCTGACAACCACTCAGTAGCAAGCACGCAAGTACTAGAGCGATACGCATCATAGCCTCATAGGTGTCACTACTCCGAGTAGGCCAGCGATGATCCACACTACGACAAGTACGACGATGACAGTAACTAGCACATTGATGATCCTGCCAATCGGCTCAGGTAGTGGTACAAGCGGCAGCAGTTGTTGAACGGCCCATATAATAACACCGAGCACGATCAGCATTAGGATGATAGATATAAGCGTTCCAATCATCGTGCTCTCCTGTCCTATTTGAGTTGTTCTATACGCGCCTTGACACTGTTGCAGTTCTCAGCCACAGTGATGATCCTACCATCGGTAGTGTAGATGACACATTGCACAGCATCTACTACCAACTTACCCTTTGCTTGACTAGTACTGACGATGTGCCGCGGATTGACGTACATTGTGCGTCCGTCTAGTGTCTGTAGTACTATATATTGCGCCGCTGCTGCGACGATGACTTCCATCATGGCGGCGGTTGTACTTGTTGCGCTTCCAACATCGCTACAAACGCATCACTAAGTATCTTCGCTTGTGTCAAGAACGCAGCGAAGTTAGTAGCGTTGAAGTTGCTAGGTATCGCATGCACTGCATCACGTACAGCTTCAGCCGCACCGATAGCTGCTGTGATACCATCGTCAATGCGCTTGTTAGGATCAACATACGGCGGCGGCTCTGGCAGTGGTACATAAGGATCAGGCACACCACCAGCAGCTAGCCACGCCGTGTATTCAGCACGATCACGGTTAGCAGGATCATTCGGTATGAACGCACCATCGCTAGTGCGGATCACAATATCAGTGTCTGTGAGCCTATAGTCAGCCATCACATCCTCGCATTAAGTGTTATCGCAGTGATAACATAAGCAGAGCCAGTAACAACTATCACTCCGTAGAAATTAGCAGTACTTATAACTGGACTAACTACTGATCCATTATAAGCATTGCCATATGTAGTATTAGAAAGCGCAGCAGTTGGATTAGCTCTCATAGCCTCATAACTAATCGGACCACCGAATGCTTGATCTGGTCCTCCGTATGGACACCATACTGTTACATTAGGTATGAATTGCCAGTAACGTCTACATGTTAACAACTCTTGATCATACGTACGCATGACGTATGGCGACTGTGCAGCAGTCGGTCCTTGCGTACCAGACAGAACAGTAACACCAGTAATACGCAATCGTGCACTTGTACCTGCAACAGCGTTCACTTGTCCGGGTGCTACAACGTAATTACCGTTGTGCCAAGCGTTTGCTGATGGTGGGGTGAATGTAGAGCCACCTGCTGCTGTGAAGTTCAAATTCATTCCTGCAAGATTAGTAGTCTCCCAAACACCATCAATACAGCCGGGAATAATAATAGTCTTATATTCATCAACTTGTGCGACATTCTGTGTATAGGTAGCAACGTAAGAACGAGTGGCGGCATTATTCCTAATAGCTAAAGCATGAGTACCGGCATTCGCGTGTCTACACCAAAAGCTGATTGTAACAGGCTGTGCGTTAGCTGTACCCCATGCAAGTCTTGCTGTACGATAACCCTCAATGGATTGTGCAATCGTATATATATCGTTCGCTGCCATTGATGCTTGAGCAACCGATACATTCATTCCTAAATAATTCGGAAAACGTGGGAATGCACTGATTACCGATGAAACATACGTACCTAAGTTGACAGTAGCAGTACCAGTAAAGAATAACACCCATTGATCCGCACCATGCCCACCGTTAATTGCAGTTGCGTTGTTATGACCGCGTTCTTGATTGACCTCCATACCTCCATTCACCTGTATACCGCTATATGCCATCGCATCAAACGGTGCAGCATACGTCTCAAGTTGTTGCTTCGGTACAGCTTGTAGTGCAGCGGTAGCATTAGCATGCAACAACAACGCACCAGTCATACTATCGCCGCTCTTACGCACATAGTCGAGCGGATTGTAAGCAGGAGTAACCCACTCACTACCATTCCACTGATACTGCGGCACACCTACAGTAGCAGGATCAGGGTGTAGTTGGCCTATAGTAGGTGCGTTGGGGAAGTTGAAGCCCATTACAACCACTCCAGATTAATGAAGCTGTCTGCGCCAAATGGTGTTGCTATGTTGGAATTGATGCGTATTGTATCAACTTGTAAGTTAGTAACCGTTGCTGCTTGAAGGAAGTTGAAATACTTTGAAACTGCTGTATAGCCAGCAATAGTCATTGCAACACCATTAAACAGTCCCTGAAACAGAGCACCTGTGTTTAAGCGTCGTACGTTTATTGCGGCATCAAACTGGCAGTAAACACCGACGGTTTCATTGGCCGGTGTCGGTAACATTCCCGGTATGTTCAGATAGTTCAAATATCCTACAACGGCTACGCCATCACCAATATGATGAAACCCGTTTAGAGCGTAGCTACCAAGAGGCGGATACACACCACCAAAACCCAATTCCACAAATGGAAACTGTCCTGTAGGTGTTGCTATAGAGACGAAACTAGTCATACGTACTGCTTGCGCCGTCACTGGTACATTGATGACGAATGGCGCTGAACCTGCAAGTGAAACGCGCTGATGACGTATGTGATTTGTATCGACGTATTGCTTAGGTACAGCATGCAGTGCAGAGGTCGGATCACCAGGCAACACCAATGCACCTGTCATAGTGTCGCCAGCTTTCTGAACAAAGCCAGCAGTATCAAACCCCGGTACAGCTACAGCATCCACCCACTGCACACTGTCGCCGTCATTGTAGCGTACTAACAACGTACCTCTGTTGCTATCCCACCACAGCGAACCGTCTTGCACGCCTACTGGTGCTGTGTCGCTGATATAAAGTGATGGCGAAGCATCTACGTATTGCTTAGTAGTCGCATGCATTGGTGCACTAGGTGCATTGCCTAGTAGCACTTGTGAGAATGTAGGTATCTGCGCTGTACCTAGTCCTAAGTTATTACGCGACGTTGGTATACTAGCAACATCACTCAAGTTGTTGCTACCAAGCATATCACCACCGCCGGTGCCAGTAGGACCAGCGTTGCCAGCACGTACGAAGCCGATGCTAATAGGCTCAGCGTTTGCTAAGCTGCCAGAGTGCGAAACATAGCTGACAGGAAGTCTAAGCCATGAGCCGTTGTCTACGATACTACCTACTAATTCAAAGATCATAAATTCTTCAGGTGCACCTACTTTGCGTAGTTGCACTGTACCACGTGTTAACGGATTAGTGCTGTCATCCCACGTCACAATCCAACTAGACACATCAGGATTGCCAACTTCTCCGCTCTGCGCACTGATGAAGATTTCTGTGGCTGATGTAGGCAGCGCGTTGTTGAAGCCAATGCGGCCAGTTGCAGGATCAGCTACTGCAATGCTGTCATTGAATGCAAACCTGAATGCGCCTTGTGCAGCACGAGCATCCTCAGCCCAACTCTCTGCATCAGTCTCAGCAGTCTCAGCATTGTTCTCACTCGTCAACGCAGCAGCCGCGCTAGCAGCAGCAGCGTTAGCATGACCGAATGCAGATGCAGCGGCAGCTTCAGCATCGGCTACTACTTGAGCAGCGTCGAAGACCTGTTGCCAGTTGAGAGCATCAGGCGGAAATGTTGCACTCGACGTGTGCGATGGTGTGACTGCTATATAGAATGTATAATCATCAACTGATACTATATCACCTAGCACATACACAGCGCCTGACAACCACTCGCCGCGGAATACAGGAGTGCCTGCTAGTTGTAATGACCAGTAAGTAGGATTGGCTGTTCTATCATCAATGAATGGACCGTTGAGAGCACTCGTGTGTTCTACTAGACATCTATAGATAGCACTCGTATCTTCATCAAATACACGTTCACCAACTAAGTACAGTGTATTGTTCTGCCACGCGCCACGCATAGATGGCACGCCACCTGCCAACAAGATACCATCGACCATGTTCCAGTTGGAATACTCAAGAGTATGCCAACGTGGCGTGTCAAAGTTGATGAGCTTGAAACCGTAGTTAGGAGTATAACCACGAATGTTGGCTACCATCACAAAGCCACCGATTTACAGCGGCTATGCAGCCAACGGGCTATTTGAGAGAGTGTATGTGTATACTTACCCCACCCACCACCCTCGGAATGGTAATGCGTAGCATATGTGTGTGTAATTGTCAAGTCCTTATACTGTGTATAACTCATCCACGCACCATACTGCCACGGTGATACATGAAACTCATTGCATTGATGCTCAACGACTGTGTACTACTACCACTGATGCGAGCCTTAAGCAGCTTCAGGTTCATAGGCATCTGCCATAGCTTCTGTTCTCTAGTACGACGACCAGCGCCGTAGACCTGTGTACCGTAGCCATACGCGCCTGCTTCATTCGGTACGAATGTCAACTGCCTAGCTGGCAGTAGTTGCCCTGTTGATGCATTCTTGTAGATGTTGTCAGCGAACAAACTGAGTGTGAACTGTGCCTCACCACTCGCGTCTATGTGTGCAAAGCGTACACCTTTAGTAGACTGTCGAGCACCGAAGTCACTCCAAGGCAACTCCCACTCAAAGTTGATCGCTTCACCTTTGTATTCCTCCCAGCTATCAGGTTCTAGTGCACGTGCTGTAGCGAAGTCCGCGGCTACTGTTGACACGCCTTCTAGACACTTATACACAGTGCCATCTACTGCATCGTATACACGCTCGCCAGCAGTGTACGCTTGTCCACTCAACCACGATGCATGGTCGTACATGCCGAGCCAGTCAGCATGTATGTGGTGATCAGGACTACCATAGCGCATCATGTGGCCGTCAGGTGTGAATAGGAACGCACGACCTTCAACAGTGCCACAGCCGCAGTTGAACCTTAGTACATCAACTGCATCAGGCTTAGATGTCTTGAACCGTGACCATGCGAACAGCTTCAACTGCGGTACGTAGTGATAGATGTAGCCAATCGAGCCGTCGATGATCGGTCGTACGACTACAGCAGTACCACCGCCGCTGATGCTTGTCTGTGGTGGCGATGATGGTAAGTCTACGCCTATAGACATGAGTATATAGCTGTCACCCAACACAGCGATAACCGTGCGTGTGTCGTTGATGTCTGCTGCGTCAATACCGCCAAAGCCAACTGCACCTGACACGTTGACTGTATCACCGACTTCTAGATGATGATCTTCCATGCGCACTATGAGACTGCGCTTCGTGAACTCATTAGCAGCCATGTCAGTATCGAAGAAGAACGGGTCACTAGGTAACTCACGAACGTCTTCTGTGTCGAACTTCGGCAAGTAGAAGTGCACACTCTTGTTCTTGCTGTCGTAGAAGCCGAACGCCTTCAATCGCATTGTCTCCTTACGCAGCCTGCCAATGTGTTGACTGAACATCGTCTCGACGTAGTTGCTCACTCTTTCAGGCACGATGGCGTTGCTAACTGATGACAACTTAGCAGATGGCACACCGTTGTAGTCAACCATGAACACGTCGCTACCAATCTCAACGACCGTGCGCGGTGCACTAGTACCGAAGCCGTTGAGAGTGTCTACTGGCTGTGGATCGTGCTTGCCATCGGTGGTGTAGATGTTGTACTTCATCATCGTTGTAGCCGTAGGCGTGATGACTAGTATTGCATCTTTGATGACTGCGAACGCTCTCACTGTCTGCTCAGGGCTGGCAGTGATCTTGCTCATGTTGATGTCAACAGCGTCGGCAGGATTGGGTGCATCGCTGAACACCATAGCGGTGTCCTTAGCAGCGATGCGTATCTCTGTTGCATGCTCTGGCAGTGTGGCTGGCTCTGTGTCGTGTATAGTAAAGAACCTGAATGCAGACTTACACGCATCAAAGGCTGGCACCTTGTCGTTGCTGCTTGCGTTGCCCGGATCGACTAGATACAACACCCACTGACCTACACTGCGCGTGAAGTCTAGCGTCAGCGGTTTATCGCGTCCATTGCTGCAGATCAACTCTTTGCCGAAGATGTCACTGGCAATCAACTCAGTATGTGTCCATGCGATCGGGCTAGCTGCTAGCGAGAATGCAACAGCTTGTGACCATATACGCTGTACGCCTTTGTTCCTATCAACGATCAGTATCTCACCAACACTAGTCCAGATGACTACGTAGTTGGCAAAGTACTTCGCTTCGATAGGCTCACCACCGAGCATGTGCTCGTCACGTGTCCAGTTGATCACGTCAGCACCACTCGTACCAGTGCCAGTAGCAGAGTTGCTAAGCACTATCTCGAATGAGTTGACATCAATCACACGCCTAATGCCGTGCGTGCGGTTCATCATCTCTGGCACTATATCTTGGAACGTAGTATCCCACCCAGAGATAGTGACGTGCTCGAAGCCAGTGCCTGTGAACGGATGCGCTGCCCAATTGATTACAACGATGCGTGATTGAACAGTAGTACCGATAGTAATGCTGACGCCAGTACCACTGCTAACAGCGCCTTGCTTCAACTTGAGCCACATCTCATAGCCGAAGCGCGGACCTGCTCGCCTGTCTGTGTACGTAACCATGTTATCGAACACAGGCGAGAACTTGCTTGTCAGGTTCTGCTCGCTGTCAACTACGTTCAGCCCGCCGCCGAAGTCTCTGATTGTAGTGTTGTGTAGCTTGGCAGTTGGTCTTGCTTGCTTCGGCCTACCGAGAGGCTTCTGTGCGCGTGTGAGCATCTGCACCATTGTACTACATCCACCTGTTGACAGTTGAACGTGTAGTAGGAATGGTGTCTAGTGGTATGTTGTGTCCTTGTCTGTTGAACTGATTGAGTGCGTCTTGGAACAGCATCTTGAACTTGTCACTCGCACCCGGATTGGTGCCATCGTCTTCTAGCACGTCCCAACACGTGCCTAGCAGTAGTAGTTGCGTGTCTAGATGTATAACATCTCCATCATCCTCAAAGTCATCAGGCTTGGTGCGGTATGTCACCCACACCTTACCTGATGTAGTAGCTGGCAGTATCTTGAACATCTTCGCTGCATTGGTAGCGAATGCTCTAATGCTAGGGTAGCTGATGTCGATGTCGCGTGTGTTGAGTGGTGCGCGTGGCAACGGCTTAGGTGAGCCTTCCCACATGACAGAGTGTAGATCGCGCCAATCGACTAACTTATTGGTCAGATCACCTGTGATTACACCTGTGGCACCGTCGAGTGTGTATTCTTCTTGAATGGTTGTATATTCAGGTAGCCAGTATTCTCTAAACAACATGTCGAACTTGTGCTGCACAGCGAGCGCAATGCGTGGCTCTGCGTAGATTTGTGCGTCAAGCCCTTCAACCAAAGCTAGCCGTTGCAACACCTTCGTAACGATGTTACCGAATGTAATCATAGCTGCTACCTGTTGTGTATGGTAAGCAGCCTACGTGTGCGTCGAGACACACGCAGGCTACTCAATCCTACCACCATCGAACCCCATCACGAGTACGGCGTGGGATAGGACTACGCAACAACGTGCGCGCTACCGTGCAAGTTACTGCGATCTACAACACACGTGAAGCGATACCAACGTGTGCCGTCAGGTGCCGCTGCGGGCGTATACTGTCCACGCGGATCACCACTAGTGAGTGTCTGCGCTACAACGCCAGCTACGAGAGCGCCGGCAGATGCAGCCACATCACTGGTCAACTCACCAATCAGCGAAGTGTGGAGCACCTTGTAAGGCACACCCAACACAGCGCCAACACCGACGTTGATCGTGATAGCAGCAGTCGCACCGAAGGTGACAAGTGACACGTCCTTGAACATCTTCTTGCCGACTACAGGAGTTGCTGATGTGAGAGTGAAGCTCTCTTTGATTGTCTGACCGAGATAGTCGTAGCCTGTGATGGTGACGTTGCTAGTAGCAGTGCCACTTGCAACGACAGTCAGGTTGCGACCATAGCGGCCCATCAACAAGTCAGTGAACAGAACTACAGGCGCAGCGGAGCCAGCAGTAGCAATTGACTGTGCATTCATGATCGCGGTTGCATTCGCAGCAACGCACGCAGGAATGTCAACAGTGCACAGACCGTCAACACCAACATCAGCCGCATACATCATGTCAGCTACGCGGTGATTGATGCGACGCATCGCAGGAACGGCGACTTGAACAGCCATAGTTATTTGTCCTCTTGAGTTTGCTCTCTAGCTGCAAGCAGCTTCTCGACCATCTTAGGGTCACTCTCTAGAAGCTGCGTCACAAGGTCGAGAGCTTGTTTCTGTTTACTCGACAATGCAGCATTCACAGGCTGCATTCCAACTGGCGTATCGTCGCCACCTTCGTACAACAGCGGTACGAGATTGCGATCCAACTTCATCCTCACGATGTCAGCATGTTGAAGGAACACACTATCACCACGCAGCGTGCGAACCATGTAGCCTTCGACTTCGATCTCTGTCGGTACAACACGGAAGCCGATTTCGTCTTTGACTGTCTTATTCACAACAGTCTTACGTTTCATCGGTTCGACAGTGTATGCAGGCACAGCTTTGCGCTGCTCATCCATAGTGAGCGCCTGCATTGGTCGCTCGTTGAAACTAACGACAGGTGTCGGTTCGCTTGCCATTTGTAACTCCTGCTATACAGCGTATAAGTGGGTGACTAGTCGTTGACGACTGCGTGTGTGCGGTACTGCTTCCACGTGCAGAACTGACACTGAGTGATGACACGCTGACCATAACCGTCGATAGTCCACGGTGCAGTGAGATCAACATTCTTCATGTTGTTGTCACCGAGGATATGCAGACGGAGGTAGGTGTCATTCAGGAAGTAGGCACGATCAACAGGGCAGCTTTCATCGTAGATGATCGGCACACCGTTGTGCGACACACCGTCGAAGCCCAAGTCCATCATGCGCTTGCCCGCGCTCGTATTGTTGAGCGGGATAGTGAGCTTCGCACGTACCGCAGCACGATACAGGCGATAGTGATTACGTCCAGCAATGATAACTTTAGGACGCTCTGTGCCTTGCTTGAGGTCGAGTAGCACATCGTCGTATGCTTCTTCGATGTTGCTCGCGTTGAGCGTGCCAGCGAAATCGTAGCTGCTTGGACGCCACTGCACTTCAGTCGCACGATCAACACCAGCGAGCGATCCAGTGGTAGGATCGTCAGGTATAAGTATAGCAAGTCCATTCGGATCATTGCCGCCACCAAGCCCATAGAGGTAGATGGAGAACTTCTCCTTGATAGACATCTCAAGTGCTTCAAGCTTGCCCTGCAGCAACTTGACAGATGCCTGTTCACCCTTGTTCTCGTCTTCCTCTTGATTGCTGATGATGACAGTACCAGCAATACGCGACCAACGGTACTCAAGCTTGATGAACTCTTGCGTCTGCACCACTGGCAAGCTGTCATAGTAACTGTAACTGCCAACTGTCGGGTTGCGACCTGTCAACAGCGGGTTGGTGATGTTGTAACCGCTTGGTTCGTTCTCAATGCGGTCACGTGCGAAGCACCACGCCATGAGCGCGTTACTCTGCATAGCGGCGACAATGAGCTTCTTACGCGAACGCTCAAGTGTCGTCGCAAGGACGTTTTGGAGTACGGGCATTGTTGATGTGTCCTACTTGTTGTTGAGTTCTGTGAACACTGCACTAGCAATATCACGCCAAGGCGTGTTGCTCTTGAAGTCTCCACGCGAGTTGTCTGTTCTGTGCGTTGGAACGCTACCATTAGGTGCTACACCGCGCATACTGCCGGGTGTCGTTGGCTGTTGCACACGTCGCGTAGGCTGACCTCTATCACCGCCACCTTGGCGCTTCATAGCGGCCTCGATCTGTGGTCGAAGTGGTGATGTGAAGTCGAAACCTCTGCGCTCTACCCAACTACGTAGCTCAAAGTACGCACGCTCCGGTGAAAGACCGTGATTGGACACTAGTCCACTGATTTCACTACCATGCACTTCAGCATGTGGGTGATCGACGATGAATTTCTCCATCATCTCTTGTGCACGCTCGTCAAGCTGCTGCTGTTGCTGCTCTGCACGTGCTTTCTGTTCGACTGGACCTAATCTGCGGTCAAGTTCGTTCGTAATGATGCTCGCGTTGATAGCTGGCACAGCATCAGTGCCAAATAGCTGCTCCATCGTGACGCCAGTTGACAAAACACGTGCAACGATGTCACGAACTGCGTTGATTGGGTCTTTCTCTGCCATCGCACGCAGTTGCAGCGCCTCTTGTGCCATCTGCGGCGACAAGTTGTTCTGCTTCATCACGTTGTCGATGGCTTGGTAGTGCTGCATGTGTGTCTGCATCTGCCGCAGTTGCCTGCTGGCTTGATTTGCAGCGTACTGCGCACGATTGAGGTTGTAGGCTAGCTGTTTCTCGCGCCTAGTAGTCGCGACGATGTTGCCAGCCTTGTCAAGTAGCTCACCACGCGGCCCTTTGCGCGGTTTATCTGTAAACAGTTGCTCTTTGTCGTCTTGTTTGCGTGGCTGATGACGATCTGAGCCTGTTTCTGGCTGCTCACCGCCGCCTTGCTGTGCATCTTGAGGCTGCTGCGGCTGATTTTGTAGGTCTTGTGGCTCTAACTGACCACTATCACCGCCTGTGTCGTCTGTTTGTGGCTGCTGTGCATCATCCTTGATACCAAAGCTCTCGCCAACCTGCGACATGAGGTCTTTGTCTTCTGGCATTGTAGCCTCCTACTACGCAACAGCACCTTGTTGCATCTGTTGTATCATCTGTGTAGCTATATCAGCTACACTACGACCACGTGCGAGTTGCACACCGAGTGTTTGCTTGATTTCAGGTGGCAATCCGTCGATAAGTCGAGCTACTTGCTGCACTATTTCAGCAATGTTGTCAATCTCATCTCCACCACCGCCTTGCGCACTACCTGCACCGCCACCAGCTTGAGCACCTTGTGCCTGTTGACGTGCTTGCGCCATCTGCACAACGCGATCTCTACTCTGTTGCGTGCCCTGTTCAGCCATCTTCTCTTGTTCGATCTGCTCAGGCGGTGGTGCGGCAGCTTCCTTCATGATGCCTTTGTAGATTAGTTCCCAATCTTCCTGACTGACCACTACGTTGTCGAACGCGACTGACAACACCTTCAAGGCTACAACAGCAGCAATAGGTGTAGCACGTGTGAACTGGCCGATGATCTGACTGATCTGCAGTGCTTGCTCTTTCTTCGCTCTTGACGTAGGTTTGAGTGAGCTACCACCTACGACACGCGGTGTGTACTTCTTCTGGATCGTCTGTGCGTCTATCTGTTTCCACTTAGATGCAAGTTCGTCACCGACGATGGTAGCAACTTCATCTTGCTTCATGAACTGCATGCACATCTGTGCAACTAGCCACAACACTGTGCCGACGCTATCCTCGATAGCATCCATCTTCTCATCAGCGCGTGTCTGTACTTGGCTCTCGTAGCTCTCAATGGCTCTGTTCGTTGTGTTGGTCTTGTACTCCACACCACGTTGTACTGATGTAACACCTGACAGGCGGTCAATGGCTTCTAGCACAGGCTTCTTGTCGAAGAACTTGATCGCGTCTGCACTAGGTGGCAGTAGTGCACCTAACACATCGCCCAGCTTCTTACCCTCTGGCAAGTCTACACCGAGTGCGTTAGTGTCACTTGTACCAGCTATCAAGCTCTCCAACACCGAGCCGTCCTTGAGTGAGTTCTTGTCATACGCGATCTTACCAGCAGCGAACTTGCGTACCTTGGCCCACTCATTGTTGATGATGTTCAAGTCATCCTGTTGGTCGAGATAATATGTAACTTCACCTTTGGCGTACATTGTAATAGGGTCGGTATGAAACTCCATTGGCACCGCTGTAAAGAATTGATCAAGTGAGTAGGGATCATCCCATACCCAGAGAGGATAACACCAGTCGTTACAGTTGTATAACTCAACTCGTCTGGTAGTCTTGTCCCACACATAGACCACCTTTGTCATCTGCGCTGCAAGGAATGCGCGTTGGTCTGCGTAGCCGTACTTGGTGTGCTCGCTTGTAGAGTAACTGAACAATTGAAAGTTGTCTGTCTGCCCTCTGTCACCTTGGTCTGGACTAACACCAGCCTTAATGACGTTGGTAGGTGAGAAGACACTCTCCCATTCCTCTGTACCAGGCTTCTTACGTCCATATCGTGCACGGAGCAGTGCAGTATACATGAGGTCTTCAATCATCACCCAGTTGCATGAGCCACTGAGGTCTAGATCGGTAGCAGTAGGATCGACAATGACTTGATCAGGTCTACGCACCTTGACCCACGGTCCTGATGGTGTGAGCATGTCAATGGTTTCTTCCAACGCAAGCAGCTTGCCTTCACACTCCTTGATGTCCTTCTGACTTGTAGCCTTCTCTAGTTGCTCACTGAGTATCTTGATTTCTTCTAGTGCTGCCTCTGATGACTGCTCACGCAGCGTGTAGCCAACTTCAAACCAACCGACGTTGCACAGCGATGTGCTAACGATGTTGCGCTTCACTTTGCGCTTGAGATTTAGACCGGGTGATGTCTTCTTGGCTGCTAGTATGTTGACTAGCTTTTCAGCGATGCGTGTCTGCTCTTGATCTTCTTTGTCCTCAGTAGTGAACTCAGCATCGGGGTTCTTAGTGAACAACATTGGTACTAGCGCGCTGACGTTGGCGAACACCATGTTCTCAGTGTTGTCGAGTGAGCCTTGCAGTGTCTTAGCGCCGCTGTATTCTTCCTGATCGCCACGTGGTGATGCGTTGGTGCGAGAGTGATCATGTCTATAGTACCTGTACGCTTCCTCCCACGCTTTGATGTTCTTACTCATCGCACTCTTACCCTGATCGTAGCGACTACGCCACAACGGGCCACGGTGCTTGCTGACAGGTATCTTGCTCTCACCTATTACACGGTAGATAGGTTGATCATCTACAGCAGGAGTATCAGGCGACATCACACCTTCGTAGCTGTTGACATCAGTCGCAGGCTCAGCACGACGATTGTATTCTTCACCCTGTTCGTAGTCAGCCATAGCGATGCTTCCTTGAATGATCACCATCACGCTCACGTTCGTGCCACATCATCCAACTAGGCACACGCTCTGCTTCAGGGATTGAGAACTTGCCGATGTTTGGCATGTCGCTCAGTATGTAGCGCGTTGTATCCATTGCGTGATCGTTGCGGTCGATTGGCTTATCTATACGCTCACCGCTAGTAGACTGCTGCCAGTAGTAGCCACTGCACTCATCACTCCACCAATCCAACTTGGCGTTGACGAACAGTCTAGGAGAGGGTGCAGCACGCTTGATCGGGTGTAGCAACTTGAAGTCTAAGTTGAGATAGCCACCGACCTTGATAACACCGTTGTTGATGTCGTTGTTGCCACGACGCATGTAGATGCCTTCATCCTTGAACATCTCAGCAATCGTCTTACCGACTGTGCGCTTGTGCACTGTCTTACGACCGAAGATGTTAGGATCAGCTAGTACCTTGCTCATGTCATCTAGCTCAGCATTCCACTCTGCTCTTATACGTCGTATAGCTGCAACCTGTTCGTCCAGTGACATCTCCTTCTTGTAGAAGCCATCAACCACGATGACGTGCTTCTCAGGTGTGACGAACGCAAGCATGTAGCAGCTAGGCTGTGCTAGCCCCCAATCATATCCTTCAATCCAATTAGGCTGGTAGCGTGTTTCGGTGTAAGCGTCGAGTAGCGCGTGGATGTCGCCTTCGTGTAGTAGGTGCAATGAGTGGTCGAACTGCGGATACACCAAGCCTTCGTAGGCCACCCATTTGCCAAGCAGAAAGCGATCACGCTGTTGTCCACTATACATGGTTTCAAGCGTTGCAATAAAGTCTCCGCCCTCAGCTTCATGAACATGGCGTAGTTCATAGGTGCTACCTTCAATAACGTCGATGAGCAA